AATGTCAAATTTAAGTTGCTGTCATATTCTGCGATAACGTCCGATTTATCCCAAGGGAGTCGTTTGATCCCGACTCCTGCTAGATATGGGGTTTCTTGTATTGTCTTATATGTTTTCATGCTACTAGTGCCTTTGCCTTACGTTTACTTGTGCCATGGGCCACGATTGCGACACTCTTGCCCTTAACGGATGCACCACCACACAGCTTGCAACTTGCGCATTGGACTCTTGCGCCCGCTTCTTCACTGGCAGGGCATAGCACTTCTTTCCCTTTAACGATTGAGTCCAGTGATGCAATGACTCTGAATGTCCGTTCGCCTCTATCCCATGCCGACTCCGCTTGTGCTAAGTTGTCTGCACTTGTCATAATAGACTCTGGCATTGTGTTAGTCTGGTGCGTATAGGCCGTAACATATTCAGCACCACTTGTAAGGGATTCCCAAACGTATGCAGGAACGGCCATAGGATCGCCATAGCTACCCAAACGAACGCCACGCAATAGGCCAATAGCACGAATAGCGTCATGCCCTTGTGCGGCCTCATATGCGCCCCTTTTGTATGCCTTGTAAACGCCATTGGGCGCAAACAATAGGTTGACATAACAAGTCCGATCAATCGCTTGTCCAGTGGCCTTGTTTGAGGGCTTGCCCTTGTGTGGACAATCACCACAAATTGACGAGTCTGCCCCTGTGCGTGATGCAGTGATAGGGTCAATGTCTGAACGTAGAATCCACGTTTGCACCATGTCGCCCGTTTTACGATTGCCAGATTTAACTTGTGCGATTGCCACGATAGGCGCACCATCAATAAGCGATGGTCCCTCATAAATTACAAAACTAGTCATTAGTCTGACTCCACGTTGATTAGGACAATTATAACGATAAAGAATATCGCCACGACAAAAGGGATATAAAGCATAAATGGCATTAGTTATAGAACCCCGAATCTTCGCTATTGATTAACGAAATATGATATCCGCCCACGTTAGGCACGAAAATACCAAAACCGTCGCTATCTGGTGCAATGCCATAGGACCACTTGCCCAATAGGAAAACAATCGCTAACAACTGCAATTTGAAGCACAACTTAACTAAAAACATATCTGACTCCGTTTGTTTGTTTATAAGTTACCTTATCAATGGGCCAAACGATTCGCAAGGCCCATAACTAAGAAAACTTAACCCGCAATGCGATAGAATTGACGCAATGCCCGTTTGTGTTCCCAGAACAAAGAACGCTTGCCAAGGTGGAGTCCGATAGTGGTGACTCCCTTTGTAATACCTAGGCGATTCTTGATGCTACGCTTGCGATAGATACCCGAAATCGTGCCTAAGACAACAAAACGATTGCCTTTTGTTCCGTCATTTAGTGGGGCGGTTTTGATTAGTGATTTGAACATTTTGTGACTCCTTTGTCGTTTGTTCTAAGTTTAAGTTACGCTGATTCGTTTACTCTGTCAACTAGTTTGGGGTTATCTGAATATGAAAGCAATGCATCATTTTCGCCCGTTGACGTATGAATAAGAGTCCATCCCTCCGACTCTAACATTGCCTTGCGCTTTTCTGCGGCCTCAACTGATTCAGGATCATTGCGGCGAATTGTGACATATCTAAACATTTTTGACTCCGTGGTTTGTGTTTCGATGGTTTGACTCTGGACTGATTCGCAATGGGAGTCAAATAAATAATTTTAGCGTGACTCCGTATAATATATATACGCTAACAAGCGGAGTCGTTTTTAGTCGTTTTTGTGTCGTTTTAGGGGTTGACAGTCCAGGACTTCGCCGAATCACTTTTTCGACCTAGACCACCTTGGAACCGTTTGGGCATTCTGAGGCCATTTTTGAGGGGTTTTTGGGCCTATTGACTCCCATGCCCGAATCATAGTAAGCTGATTCTGAGGCTCGGTTTTTATCCCGATAACCGTTTGTGTTGGTGGATTCCGACTCATTAGTTTAATGGTTAAACTATACACTTTTTAGGCGAATTAGAATCATTCTATAACTAGCTATGCGTTTTTTGCATGGCAGCTATGACTTGACAAAACGGTATTTGTCTGAAGTAGAACGAATCATGTCAACCCGAATCGATTCGTCGTGCGTTATCGTGCGGCAACTGATTCGTCAACTTAAATCTATGTCAAGGAGAATCTTGTTACGAATCGTTGTATTTTTACCACACTATACCAAATACCTTGTCAACCTATACTAAAGTACTATTGACAGCACTTTTGGATATGCGAATCACTACCCGAATCGGTATATATCCTAAATATCCTGTCAACCTATCCTTTCGTACTATTGACCTATCCTTTGGTATAGCGGACCTATCCTTTCGTATTGATTCGGTCAAATTCGGGTAGGTGTTGCAAAAATACCACAGACCCCCCCCAGTGGAAATTAAGACCCCCCTCCAGTGGAAATATAGACTTGACCCCCACAGTGGAAATTGGTAACCTACTTACGAATCACCCCCGCAGTGGAAATTAGGAGACACACATGAAAGTAGGCGACCCATACGTAGGTGAAGACGGACAATGGTATTTCTATACAGAAGAGGACATAAGAAAGATGAGTAAAGTAAACGCAATGTATCAGACCCAAGTAGAAGCAGAGTACGAGCGTGGTGCCACTGATGCATATTATGGTCGTCCACGTAACCCTAACCGTACAGATACGTACAAACTAGAATCATACCTAGAGGGTTACGAGGAAGAGCCATACGGCACAAAATACTATGGGGTTGACATTGACTAACGAATCAGATAGACCCCTCAGTAGAAATAGAAAGGAACTAACATGACACTATCAGCAGAAACAGTACGCAAAGCAGTAGCAGCCAAAGGCACACAGTTTGCCACAGTTACATTCATCAAGAAGGACGGTACAGAACGTACAATCAATGGTCTGTTCAAGCCTAGCAGTAAGATCATCGGTAACGAGAAGGGTGAACGTAACAGTAAAGCTATGGCACGTAATGGGCTTATCCCTATCTACAGTGTCGCAGAACAACACTGGAAGTGCTTTAACGAGAGCGCAGTAGTGGAAATTAAGTAAATGAGGAAATATGACATGGTAAGCAAATATACAATCGCAGCAGTCCCTGCAGACACACAGAGTAACCGTAGAGCAAAACCTGCTATACCCCTACCAGTAAAAATTCCGTATACTTTAGGGGACGCAATGGAAATAGCTAAGAAGTACAATGCTAATCCTATCTACCGTGGTATTCTGTCTAGGTATCGTTACAGTCACTTTGTAGCTATGAACATAGAAGCCCTAACAATGGACACACCGCCATACTATATAGCTGCAATGGGGACAGTGATAAGAGATGTTGATGGCACTGAACATTTGATTGACCCTTATGCTTGAGTGTCTGGTAGCTGCAATATTCTTTGAGGCACGAGATCAACCATTGGAAGGTCAATTTGCTGTTGCAGAGGTCGTTATGAACCGTGTGGAATCTTCACGTTGGCCTAACAATATTTGTGATGTCGTGTACCAAAGAAAGCAATTTTCATTCACCCATGACGGAATGAGTGATAACCCCTTGAAATACTTGAATAATAACTTGGAGAAACAAGCCTACAAAACAGCAAAAGATGTGGCAATAGAGGTTGACTTAGGTAACCGAATCGGGCTACAGTCTACACATTATCACAGGGTTGATATCAGACCCTACTGGACGAAATACTATCTAAAGGATGGAACCATTGGAGACCACACATTCTATACCGCAGTGGATGGCAGATGAGCTAGGGCTACTGATGCCCACACCACTAGAGCAACTAGAAGAAATAGAAGGACCGTATAACCGTGAATATTATCAAGAGGTATTTAGTAAGGGCTACTACAGAAACCCCTACGACGAAAATGGTGAAATACTTTTCTAGGGTATTGTCGGTACTGAGTGTACTGATCAACGTCCTGTTGGGTGGATCACAGAACCAGACGTTCTCTGCACGTAACTGGCAGTGGAAGAAAGACAGTAGGCCCAACATAGTGTGGCTGATAGATGGTATCTTTGGTAAGGGCCATTGTAGTGAGTGTTGGGTGTGGTGGAAAACTAGAAGGAAGTGGTAAGATGCGTAGGCCCAACCCTATGGCTAAAGACCTAAGACAAAAAAAGTATAGGCCAAGGGTTGTCCCAGACAAAAAGAAGCCTATCTTACACAGGAAGCGTAAACATAAGGACAAGATAGATGAAAAAAGGTGAAATTAACGTAGACCTGATTGACAAGATGGGTGATGACTTAACTGTCGTAAAGGCAGCACGAGTATCGTATGCATCTACATCAGACTGGACAGGGCAGATACACTCAGGGGAATATAGACAGCTAAAGGACAAGGACATACGTCTGATCCAGTATCTAGCCAAGCACAAGCATACGTCACCGTTTGGTCACTGCTTTACTAGTTTCCGTGTCGAGGCACCACTGTATGTAGCACGACAGTTAGTGAAGCATAAGTTCCTACGGTGGAATGAGATAAGTCGTCGTTACGTGAACTACGAACCTGCATTCTACGAACCATACTGGCGCAGTAAACCAGAGCATTCTAAACAGGGTTCAGGGGGTCCGATGGAAATTAGCCAAGAGGCTGAGATGATGTTCTGCGCCACCTTACGTAATGCCCTGACGACATATGACATGATGATCAAGGAAGGGGTTTCAGCAGAGCAAGCTCGTGGGATATTGCCACAGAATATGATGACTTCGTGGTATTGGTCTGGGTCGTTGGATGCATGGGCTGACATGTGCAAGCTGCGTTGCGCAAAAGACACACAAGCGGAGACACGTATTGTAGCCTCTGTGATCTATGGAGAGATGCTTAAGCTGTACCCTGTGTCATGGGCAGCACTGATGGAGCAAGAGGAATGACTTGGTATCTGTTGCTGATATGGGTCTACCAAGGAACCCCGTCAGTGGAAATTATAGATAGATACAAGTCTATGTATGATTGCTTCTATGGTTTTGAGCTATACGAAGAACAGGTACAAGATGAAATGCAGTTAGTCTGCGTAAAGGAAAAGCAAGATGAATAAACAGTTTCACGAATACGCCCACAACATTGCCCGTAACTACAACCCAGAGGATTATGATGATGTTTACCAACAGGCTTGGGTTTACCTGCTTGAAGCTGATAGTGGTGGTGTAAAGGGACTAGACTGCTTCTTTGAGGCTCGGTTTCGTTCTAATCTATGGGCTAACTTCCAAAACCGATTGGTTGCCCTGCCGCCTCGCACAGGCTCTAAGGAGTTAGCAGAGGCACAGGAGATAGAACATGAGGTGTATGACCATACGATCACAACGTCAGATCACGCAGAGGCTTATGAGTTGCTGTCTGAAGTAAAACACCTGAAGAAAAATATGGCTAAACTTAATCCACGGGAACGGGGTATGTTGCATCATATTTATTTTATGGGTAAGAGCTTTAGGAACCTAGCAGAGGAATTTGGTCACAATAAAGATTGGTGGCAAAAATACCACACTCAGGTTATTTCTAAGCTAAAACTTAGACAGGAACGAAAATAAGTTACTATATACTTAAGTCCCCCTTTAGGTATACAACTACAACTACAACATAAGGAAACTATAGTATGAGTGAACAAGCACACCTACCATGTCCATACGTTAATTGTGGATCGTCTGATGCTTTCAGCTATAATTCTGATAAGATGGTGGGTAAGTGCCACTCTTGTGACGAGGGTTACCCATCAAGAGAAACAATGCATCCTTGGGCAAAGGAGAAATACCCTACGATGGAAAAAGACGGATTTGATAACCTACGTTCTTTGGTGTCGTCTAAGCCTACGGCTATGTCGCAGAAGACCTACAAAGAAATGCGTGGTATTACTGCAAAGACTATGGAAGAATTTGATGTCGTCACTGATGACTTTACGCAAGAGTATACATATCCCTCTGGTGGAAAGAAAGTGCGTATGCTTGCAGACAAGAAGTTCTTCACCAAGGATAACTTCAAGGGTGATGAACTGTTTGGGATGAACCTGTTTCCTGCAGGGTGTAGTAAGTTTGTCACAATCACTGAGGGTGAGTTAGATGCTATGTCTGCATGGCAGATGCTTAAGTCTAACTGGACTACACCTGTTGTGTCGTTACCATCAGCTACCCCATCGAAGAAATTATGGGAAAACTGTAAGGAGTGGTTAGATAGCTTTGAGAAGATTATTCTGTCGGTAGACAATGATGACGCAGGTAATGCTCTTGCGGATCGTATGAGCCGATTGTTTCCTAACAGGGTCTACCGTGTGGATCATGGAACCTACAAAGATGCTAATGATTTCTTGCAAGCAGGTAAAGCCCAAGACTTCAAGTCGTCGTGGTGGAAGCCAATCAAGCATACGCCAGAGAATATCATAAATACTGCTGATCAGTTCTTGAAGCTGTATGAGGACACGCCAGAACACGTATACGTACCCACAGGTATTCAAGCCCTAGATGACAAAATCTTGGGTCTTATGCAGGGACACTTTACGATGTTCAAGGCACCCACAGGAATTGGTAAGACAGAGCTTATGCGTTACTTAGAATACCAGATGCTACAACGTGACATACCTATCGCTACGTGGCACCTAGAGGAAACCAAACTACGTTCCCTTTTGGGTCTAGCGTCCTACCACATGAAGGATAACGTAACACGCCGTGACCTAATCGAAGAGAAGGGAGTTGATAAAGAAGTACGTGAGGCTATTGTAGAGCTTACGAAGGGGGAGAACCTTTATCAATTCTACTTGGGGGACGGACAGGGGGCCGACGAACTGTGTGATCAGATACGGTTCTTTAGTCAGGCTTGTGACTGTAAGTTTGTATTCTTTGAGCCTATCCAAGATGTCATCACTGGCACTGAGGAAAGCAAAGAACAGCAACTGGCAGACCTGTCCGTCCGACTGTCGAAACTGGCAGCAGAACTTAACATAGGTATCGTGTCCATTGGTCACACTAATGAGAATGGAGACTTTAAGTATTGTAAGATGATTGGTCAACGTGCTAGTGTCATCGTGAACCTACACCGTGACAAAGAGTCAGACGATATGGAAGAACGCAACACAACGTATCTTAAGATTGAGAAGAACCGCCCATCATCCGAAGAGGGTTATGCAGGTAAACTTAAGTTCAACTACGATACGTTTACTTTAAGGGAAGTGTTATGACACAGATAAAGATGGGGTTTCTTAACGATCCTATAGAGTTCGATACAGAAGACCTTAGGGTTTGTAGGGACTGTGGTGGCGAGTTTCCCTTAGAGTTCTTCTATAAGAATAATAACAAGAGTAAAAAAACTGGACAGCAATACTATCACCCTAGGTGTAAAGTTTGTCATAACAATAGACAAATTAAAAGGTATCACGCTGTGAGTAAAATACCTTACCCCAAAGATTCCAAGTGCGACTGTTGTGGGAAAGAGGTAGATAAATTAAACTTTGACGAATGTCACGAAACAGATACGCACAGAGGTTGGATTTGTACCCAATGCAACTTAGGTATAGGACGACTGGGTGATAATGAAGAGGGCATACTCAAAGCTCTAGAATACATAAGGAGACATAATGCCAGTATTTGACATAGAAACAGATGGCCTGAACGCCACAAAGATACATGTGTTATCATGGATGGGGGACGATGGAAATGTGCATCACACCCACGACTATGTAGCCATGCGTATCTTCTTTGAGGACTGTCTCTTATACACATCTCCGAGCCCACGAGACGTAGAGG